GTTGCTTGAGATTGTGGCTGAAGTTAAAGATGGTGTGCAGAGGTCGATTTTGAGCGAAGCATGGTTTCCCGTGTTTGTCAATAAGATTAGCGTGAAGCCAGAGGTTAGAGGTCATGGTACTGATTACTCTAAGACTCGTGTTATCTTTATTGCGTGCATGGTTCACTTGTTGCTTGACAAGGCAATCTTCACTGATTACGTGAAGTCTACCTATCAGTTGTCTAGCATTATGCTTGCTCATCAATGGCGGGGGGGGGGTGCAGAGCATTTGGCATGTAAGATGGGCTACGCTCGTGATGATATGTTTTACGTCAATTTGGACATAAAGCATTTTGATCAGAGTGCGTTCGCCAGTATTATAAGTTTAATTGTACTAATGCCTTTTTTCTCTCTCAGTGATAAGACAGAGGATTATGCTGCGCTCCGTGCCATTTATTTACAACGCGCCCATGAGATGGCTTGTAAACTAGTCAAGTGGGAGGGCTTGTCTTACCGTTTGATTGTTGGGCAGGTCTTCTCTGGACTTTATTTGACCAGTTGGTTGGATACCGTATATATGGAAGTTTGTAAGAATGTTTGTCTGATAGCAGCGTGTGATCGGATGGCTAAGGTTGATCGTGTTTTAGCCGACTCCTTTCAGTCTTCCTTTCAACCTGCGTGTCAGTATGGTGATAATTGTTGCTGGGGGTTTGAGATGAAATATCTGCCCTATTTGTGTGCTAATCGCACTGATGATTACCCTTTAGGTGATTTACAGCGTGATATGGAGCACATGTGTGGATTGGCTTGTAAAGCTAGTGAGACTTTCCTTTTTCTCCCCGATGAGACTAAGATTAGCCCGTTCTTTACTCTTATCACCCCAATCCTAAACGGGGTGGATGTCGTTGGTTATAATATTAAACGGCATGGACCGGAGTTCCTTAAACGAAGATTTGTTAGAATTGTCGTTGATAAAGAAATTCATATTGTCCCTTGGCGGCACGAGAGTGATTATTATACTAAGTCGTGTGTGTCTGCTCATTCACTTGACACTGAGTCAGCCAAGTGGGCTAGTAAATTTCTTGGGTTAATGGTTGACACTATGGGCACCAATGTTGTGGCATTTTCAGCAATGCGTTCTATGTATGTTCAAGTTGCCACTAAGTTTGGTCCCGTTACGTCTGATACAATATATGAACATGCTGTCGCTCGTGATCCGGAGATGAAAAGACGTATGATAAAGGTGGGTATACTTCCTGAGGAGGTGCCCAAATTTGTTGAACACTCTGTGTTGCTCCGACAGTTTTTGTGGGATGATAATATGAGGGACGCCTGGTCTCATCGTTACAAGCGACCTCTTTATGAACCCAATGGCGTTGAGTATTGGCCCGAACCTTCTGATGATCCGTCGCTCCGTTCGTATTATGACACTGTGGAAGAATGTTACGATGATTAGTCTGTTATTCTTTG